ATGCCGGCAAGAAGGGTGTTTGCTTGGGAGCCGGAAGAACAATGGACATCAAGTGAAGAACGGGAAAAGAAGATAGAAGAACTGAGCCGGGAATTAGATGAAAGCATGGACAGCAACTCTGGAAAAGGCTGTCTGAAAGCATACTTGGTAAAAAATGAAGTGTGGCATATAGCAGACATCGATTATGAGCTTAGAGTGGATTATAAGAAATATCTGAAAAGCACTTATTCTGATTCAGTAGTACGCAGCTATTTACGTGGAATGGATAAGGCAAAATTATATGCAATCAGAAAGCATGCCAATACGTTAAAAGGAAAACAGGAGATAGCAAAGAATACAGATTTAATCCAAGAACTGCTCTTTTTACCATATCACCCAAATCCGGCAATCGCAGAAAGATATGACTGCAAAGTTGCTATTGATAAATTAGTTTGGGATTTTCGTGTAAACGGCTCAGAACTATGCAAGCGTCAGCTTTTAGAAATTATCGAAGATGTCGTACTGCGTGACATAATGCTGAGAGAATGCACAATGCGGTTAAACGGTTTGAAGGTGGTATATCAATTTTGTATGCAGGAACATATTGAGGATTTAAGATATATTACACAGGTACAGGCCGATAAACTTGAAAAATATGCAGATACGGCATATGCAAAAGAGCTTGCAGAAAGAGAACTCCGAGAATGTCAGAAATATCTTTTCTGCCATGCCAAGAATATTTTATGGGATTCAACAGTCTGGTATTTGGAAAGACTGCATCTGGAACAATATAGAGTCAACCCATCCAATCCTGTGAAAAAATTTTCCTTTATGGGCATAGAAAAAAGAGAGAACCGGGAAATTTTGCAGGAATACATGAAATACTGTCTGGGTGTTACACATTTGGCAATGAGTGGCATACAAGCCGAATTCTACAGGATTCTGGCATTTGCCATGTGGATGGAAAAAGAAACCGCGATGGAGCTGAAACTTGCATCAGAAACCGAAATAAAAAAATATTTCCAGACAATTGAGTTAAAAGAAGCTTCTTATTTTAATGATATTGTTATAGCAATCTATCAGCTATATGAATATCTGCAGACGAAAGAAATCATAGACAGGATACCATTTCGTTATGAGTATTATTTGAAAAAAGAAATACATTGTCATAATAACCGAAGCGTAGAGATGGAAATATATGAGAGGATTCTGAGAGAATTAAAAAATTTCCCTGAAATTCCAAGATTGATCCTTTTACATTCTATGCTGATTGGACTAAGGATCAGTGAAGTATGCACCCTGAAAGGGGATGCTTATTCCTGGCAGGGAAGAGATGCGTGGATACAGGTTTATCAGATGAAAATGCGAACATACAAAAGAGTACCGATTCCAGATGTTCTTTATAAGATTATGAAAAGATATTTGGAAAAATATCATATTGGAAGTGAGGATTATGTTTTTCAAAACAAACGGGGAGGGGCATATCAGTATGGTTCGTTTAAGTGGCAAATGAAAGAACTGTTTAATAAGAGGCAGGATATTTTCAAAGGGTATGATTTTAAATCACATGATTTCCGCCATACGATAGCGACTCTGTTATATGATGACGAAGTCCCTCTTCAGAGTATCCGGGACTATCTGGGACATGATTATGAAGAGATGACACAGCAGTATGTGGATTTTATGCCAAAGAAAATTTCAGCAGCGAATCAGGAGTTTTTCAAGAAAGGAGAAAACAGCCTGGCATCAGGAATCAAGAAGTGCAAACGTGGAAAATAAATTTTACATAAAAAAATTGGACTCTTATGAGAAAGCAAGTGAAATTTCAAAAATACGAATGGGAACAGAACCTTCGTATGACCTTGATTTACTGCCGTCTGTACAGATGCAGAAAGAAATGAGGGAGTTCCTGAAATACAGAGGACAACAGCTTGGGGCGGAAAAATTTTATACTGAGAGAAGATTTTACCATCATTTATGTAAAATGCTGCAAACCAGAAGAGACAGACCGGAAAGTTTTTTGGACTGGGACAAAGAAAAATGGAAGCAGCAGATGAAAATATGGCTTTTACAGCAGAGATTGCCCCTGACAGAAATTGCAAAATCCCATTGTGGGAATGAAACGGTATCACAGGCAAAGACATTGCACTATATTGACCGATTAATAGATTATTTCCTTGATTTAAGAGATGCTGATGTAGATGAGATGACAAAGGATGTCTGGCAACTTGAAAAACTTGATATACAAGTGAAACAGGATTTGACGCGCACGACCAGAATTATAAATTTTAAGGAAATCTCCCAGCAGGATCTCAGAGAGGAAGTAAAAAAGGCAATTTATTTTCAACTGAAAACAGAAAGCATCGGTACTGTAAAAAAAGAAATGACTGCCATTCGAAGGTTTTCAAGATATCTGAAGGAAAACAATAAAGAAGTAGATTCCTGCTCAAAGCTGGACAGGAAAATCATGGAAGAGTATTTGATATACATGAAAACAGAAGATACCGGGACAAAAAGATATCGGGCGGAGCTGACGAGACTGCGGGCATTGCTGAATATGGTAGCTGACGTCTATCAATATCCGCAGGTAAAGGATTTAATTTTGAATCGGGATATTCCACCAGATATAAGGGGAGAAATCAAAATTTATTCCGATCAGGAATTAAAGCGATTTAATGCTTTCCTTACGAAAGTGGATGTGCAGACGGCGAGACTTATGCTTATTCATCAAATGCTTGGAACAAGAATGTCAGATACACTGACACTCAGGACAGACTGCCTGATTGAAAAAGACGGTGAAACCATAATACAGATTCACCAAATGAAAACACATTTTTATGAAAAACCGATTAGTCAGGAACTGGCTGTCTTAATAAAGGAAGCGATTCGATACAGAGAAAAGGAGCACGGAAAAGGTAAATACATTTTTACAAGTTTAAGTGATCCTTCAAAACCAATGAAATATGCTACAGTCCAGCAAAAAATTACAGATAAAATATATCAGGAAAATCTCCGAGATGATAAGGGAGAATATTTTGGATTCGGTTCTCACATGTATCGGCATATTTATGGCATGAAGCTTGCCGAGATGCATGTGGATGACTGGACAATCGCAAGACTACTGGGGCATAGAAGCCTGAGAAATGTAAAGTATTACAGAAAGATGAGCAACAAAATACTGGCAGATGATACACGAAAAACAAGAAACCGATTATCTAAGATGGTACTGGAATGTCTGGAAGGATGGGAGGAAGAATATGAACAAATACGATTCGATGATAGCCTGCAATAAAAAAGCCAGTGAAGAAAAAGTAAACAGGGCAGTGACAGAAATCAGGCAGATGCTGACAGAACGGGAAAAAGTGACGGTCCCAAAACTGACAAAGAGGACAGGATTGTCCAGAGGATTCTTTTATAAGAATGAAACGGTCAGAAAAGAAATGGATCGTGCTCTGGAGCAGCAGGCAGGAATGATAGACCCCAAAAGATACATAGGTGACATTGTACTGAAGAATCGGATCAATGTATTAGAAGAACAGATCCGGGAGCTGAAACGTGAAAAAGAGCAAATGGAAAAAGAAAATGTAAGATTGAGAAAAGCCTTAAACAAGAAAGACCTGAACGTATTAAAAACTTTATAATCTGAATTAGAAAATAATCTGCAACGACCGGGAAGAATTTCCCGGTTGTTGTGGTTGGAATATAAAAGTGTAGATAACAAAAGGTGTGCATAAATTGTATTTATGATATACTTATCGATAAGTTAAATTCGAAGAAAGAGGATGATAGAAGATGGAAAATCCGTTTGAATTTCATGAAGAAGATACAATTATTGCATGCGTAGGTGACAATGGGGGAACTACCGATGAGGATATAAGAAATGGGTTCAAGCGTACCGTTGAACTTCTGACGGAATCATTGAAAACAGGTTCCGAAGTTGAAGATCTGTTAGTATATCCTATCGTTTATAACGCCAGACACAGCATTGAGCTATCTTTGAAGATTGTCATAAAAATGTTATGGCGAATAGAGGAAAAGAAAGGGATATGTTATTCTGAGGAAGTCTTAAAGGAAAGAAAAAAAGAATTACACACGCATAGTATTGAATGCCTATATAAATTAGCATGTGATAAGAAGAATATTGACAGAAGAATTCCTGCATATTTTGAGAATATAGAAGATATGATTTACTTTTATTATTTCGATGAAGAGGGGGATGCCTTCAAATATGAACTAAATAAAGAAGATGAACCACATATGATAAAAAACAAAATTTCTCATGTAAGTATTGAATTGTTAGAAACAGAATTTAAGGAAGTAATGAAAAAATTTGATGATTTGATATATTTTCTGGATAATTGTATCTTTGAATATTCGCTAGGAACATTTACCAAGAGCTTGTCGAGAGCAGATATATGGGATATTTCGAAGCGGCTTCCTGTATATGAAGAATGGAGAACAGAGAAATTCAAAGAAGTCAAAGATGAGATTAAGCAAGAATATCATCTCGGAAGTAAAGAATTTTCAGATGCTGTAAATCTAATTAAGGAAAATAGAGAGTTTTCGGTAAATATTGGATGCGAGAAAGTATTCGGGTCAATTACAGAAAATGAATTAAAAGAATACGCTTCATTGGTTAGATACTATTCTGAGAAAAGTAAATCTGACAACAAGGGTAAAGAGATAGGGTTCGATTTACGCAAAATACAAAAGAATGGGGAGATTTTGAAAAAATATTTATCCAGCATTTCTATGAATACATTAAATACACTATTATGTTTTAGTGAGATGAGTAATAGTTTCTTAGCGGTTGAACATTTGGAAGAGGTTCATGATGACATAGTCTCTAAGGCGTTTGACGGAACATATCTCATAAGAAAACTAAAACAAAGAAATATATGTTTAAGAATCTTATATGGAATGAAAAAGTGTGGACAGGTGACTTATGCAAAACAGTTGAGTGCTGCACTGGAACAAGAAGGAGTAGAGCTAACGCTTTGAGAATAATAGTGAACACGATACACTCGTGTCTCTGACGTTAAAGCCAGTGTTTTAGAGGGCTGGGAGAGGGATGCCCAATTTTATAGACAATCCATCATCTGATATTAATTTCTTGGAAAGTGGTCAAAAAGTTAATGTCATGATGGGATATATGCTGGACGATGGGAATATTGAATGGATAAAAATGCATTCGCTGTATGTATCAGAATGGAGTGCTGATGATTCATCCGCTACCATTACAGCTGTAGATATCTTGAAATATTTGGATGAAAAATATTATAAAGGTATCTACTATGAGGATGGCATATCCCTGTACGACTTGGCCGTATTAGTTCTCACAGATGCTGGATTAAACGAAGACGAATATTGTATTGATTCATACATGAAAAAGGTATATGTTCATAACCCACTGCCAAATGTGACACACAAAGAAGCATTGCAGATTATAGCAAATGCCGGTCGCTGCATTATGGATTATGACAGAAATGGGAAGATAAGGATTCGTGTAGCATTCAAGCCAACATACGATACGACATCAAACGGAGAAACTTATTTTTCAAATGCACCAACAATTGACAACTTAACTGAGAAAAATCAGTATGCAACGTGCGAACAGAACTTCTGGAAAGCGGACGGAAAAAAATTATTCGTGCCAACCGATCATCATCAAGACACCGGATATATAAGTGCTTCAATATCAGATGAAAACGGGAAGTTCGATGCAAATCCTATGCTTACAAGGACGCTAGAAGCAAAATACAAAGCATATGGGATTATGATTAATTTTTCTGGGAATCTTCCAAAGAAAATAGTAATCCGTACATATGCGGATGATGTGTTAAACAATACATTAACTATCACATCCGGAATCGAACAGGCTACAGAAATTAACTATGATTTTCCGGAATATGATCGTTTGGAAATTGAATTCCCTGAAACCGAACCAAATAGCAGAATCCATATTGATTATTTATCGCTCGGTGCTGAAACAAGTTATTCGTTGGAATACGATGATCTATATTCTACCCCTGTCGGAACTCAACTTGAAAAAATCAAGAATGTAAAGGTGGCAAGATACATATATGGAAAGTCTTCAACAAAAGAAGATCTGTTGTCTGAGACTATTTCATATACAGGCGAAAACCAACTGTACTATTTAAATGAAGCTTGTTATGGGTATGAGGTGTCTATCAACAATGCACAAAACGGACAATCTGTAAATATCATTTCATCCGGAGCATATTATGTTGAAGTTGCATTTTTGGGTATTGAAGTTGGGGACAATGTTGAAGTTATTATAAAAGGATATAAGTACAACATTGCTACATCTTATTATAGCCAAACCATTAATAATCGTGGTTCTGAAAAAGAATGGCAGAATCCATTAATATCTGCTGACGATCACTGCCAAGAGGTCGCTAAGTGGCTTGCTGATTATTTTGCGTCCGGCATTGAATATGAGCTTGATTACCGCGGTGAACCGGCTATTGATTGTGGTGATGTTATCGGGCAAGAAAACAAATACGACCCCGACTTAAAAACGATAGTAGAACAATCGCAGATTACATTCAAATCTGGGGTGCTTGGTGGTGGATTAAGAACTAGGAGGAAAGAGTATGTGGCAAGAACCAAAAACCGATTGGTCAGCTGATGATTACATAAATATCGCAGATTACAATCGTATTATCGGGAACATTGCTTATCTGCATGATTTACAGCAAGAGTTATATAAACCTGTTCCATATACGGAATTAGCAGAAAAGACGGTAAGTGATTATCCGTATGCATGGGAATTTAATGCCATCGAAAGTTTTTTGGATGCATTAAGCGATAATACATTTCCTTTTGCAAATTATGAGCGTGGGTACTGGATAGATAATGGCCCAACACCCACGTATGATGATTTGAATCGAATAGAAAGTGCTTGTCTTGCTTTCTATAAAGGATATAACCGGCAGAAACTTACACAGCAGAAATTACCTATAACTTTTGGAGTAAATCAATCAGCTATAAAATGTTAGGAGGAAATCACATGGCATACACACCATTATCTACAGATTTTAAAGACGAAATACTTTCTAATGTTAATGCTCAGAGGAAGTATAAACAGACTGTAAATGAAGACGGTACAGTGTCTCTACGAGATATGACGGCATACGATCAGGAAGGTAGTACATATTCTGCAAAGGACATTAATGAGGAACGAAAAGCAATAAATGATATCTACGCAAACAAAGTAGTTAGTCTGGATGAGGCAAGTCTTGTTACAGAACCAGGATTCTTCTGTGATGCACTGGTAATCAATGAAATAAATAAGAGTTTGACAGATAAAATAAATACAGTTAAAAATATAAACAAGAACATAACTAAGATGATAGGCGGATCAAAGGTTGTAACCGCAAAAGCCAGCACATCTATACAAGTATTTTCTGATTCAGAGATAAATGCAATGCTCGGCGTAACTAATTCTTCTAATACAAATACGATAGTATTATTTGCTAACGGAGATGCCTCTGTTCAATCATCACATGTAGAAGGTAGTTCCTACTCAAAAGGCATATGGCGCGCAGTACTTAATCAGAACGCTTATGCTGGTAGTTTTAGAATAAATTATGCAATATTCTATTTCGGATAATTAGTTATAATTCTGCGACAATGAAGCCGAGTTTGTGATAGCGCCCGATATATGCAGTAGCTGTATTCGCTTGTGCTGACAGTCTTAGCTCAATCGTGTTTTCGCCCTCCGGAAGAGTTATAATGTTGCTGTCAAATACCGGCACATAGCTTGTGGATGATGTTATTCCGGAACAACTATCCTTACCGTTGACGTAGACGCTCAGCCTTGCTGTCAAAGTTGTTGCCTTCATAGCACCCCAGCACATTAGGATACATTTTCTGCCATGCCCTGTCGCCTTGATTCTATTAAGTGTCAGCGATGTTTTTGTGCTTTTTTCGTTATCCAGATATGTCGAGAATGTATATCTATATTTATTAGACAAACTCTTATTTGACACAGAAAACGTATATTTCAGCGAACACAGACAAAAAGGAGAAAATATGAATATATTATTTTTAAATCAATCAGAAACGGTTACAGCAACTGTAAAGAAATTAAGTGTACACCTTATCGAGATAACCGGGACAGAACCAAATACATCCGGTTTTCACCTACTGAATAATGCTGGTAATGTATTTGGAAAATATGATGGGTTCACAACATTATACCGTGAGCTGGAAGATGGATTTATCCTGTCTGACGATGGAAGTGTATATGTTGAACCGATTGAACCGGAACCAGAGCCAGAACCGGAAATCAGCCTTGATGAAGTGAAAGAAGCTAAGGTTTCAGAGATGAACGACATACAGCAGAAGCTCATAGCACAGGGAGTTGATGTTACTCTGTCTGATGGCAGTAAAGAACATTTCTCATTGACTGAGCGTGACCAGACTAGCCTTGTTGGGTTACAGGCTCAGGTCGCAATCGGAGCTGAAAATATTCCTTGGCATACTTCTGATGAAGATGAACACTGCAAATTCTACAGCAATGCAGATATGGCAAAAATCACTTCGTCTGCACTATCCTATGTAACATGGCATATAACTTATTTCCGTGATCTCCGCATTTATATTCGTTCTCTGGAAAGCAAAGAAGAGGTTGAACAGGTTACTTACGGCATGACTATTCCAGAAGTGTATCAGTCTGAGCCACTGAAAGCAATGTTGGCTCAGAAATCATGAAGAAGTTAAGACCGCTGATTCTGTTTGGGATTGGTGGTCTGATTTACGTGCTGATAGAGCTAATAGCAAGAGGACGTAGCCATTGGTCGATGTTCATCGTTGGTGGTTTGGCGTTCTTCCTTATTGGTTGTATCAACGAAAAATGCCGGAAGATGCCACTGGTAAGGCAGATGTTGATCGGTGCGATTGTGATTACTGCATTGGAATTTGTATGTGGTTGCATCGTGAATTTATGGCTTGGTTGGAATGTATGGGATTACAGCAATATGCCGTTCAATTTACTTGGTCAGATATGCTTACCATTTACCGTAATATGGTTTTTCTTATCGGCAGTAGCGGTTGTCTTGGATGATTGGATAAGACATATATTGTGGGGCGAAGATATACCACATTACAAATGGAGGTAGCGCATGAGAGTATTAAATTTTTGCGTTGATGAACAGAAAATTTCAAAAATGCCCGGATGCGATTTTAGCAATATCGCAAGAGGTAGCTCAGATTACCTCAAGGTGCATCTATTCGTATCCGATGGTTGGAGCGGATGCGCAAAGGTCGCTGAGTTCTATGATATGTTAGGACAGCTACGTGAATCTGTTCCCGTAATCAATAACACTTGTACAGTTCCGGCAGTAGTAACCGGCGGTATATTGTGGGGAATCCGTATCGTAGGAGCAAAAGGGAACTACAGAATAACAACAAATAAGTTGGAGGTGATGCAATCGAGGCAACAGAGGGCAAACACTGGGAATCCGGCTGGGAAGAGGAAGAGAATGCGATTAGGCAGGTGTGGACACTGGTAGACGATCCAGTCTATCCAGAACCGGAATTAAGCGCAGATGAAGCACTAAATATTATCATGGGGGTGATGTAATTGCCAAGGGAGACAAGGTTACGCACAACGGCAAGACATGGCAGAGTACTACAGACAACAACGTCTGGGAGCCGGGCGTGTATGGATGGGAAGAGGTATAGAATATATGGAGATTAAAGCAAGACCGTAAGGTCTTATTTTTATGCAATTTTATAATAAGAAGAAAGAAATGAGGTATATGAGAATGGAACAGGCAAATTATATTAAAGCTATTTTCACGGCGATATTCGCCTTTTTATCGGCACTCCTGGGGGTTCTGGCAGTGCCGGTAATCTTGCTGGTGGCATGTAATCTAATTGACTACATGACCGGACTTATGGCCAGTAAGTACAGAGCAGAGGACATCAACTCCTACAAGAGTATCAGAGGAATCTTTAAGAAGGTCTCTATGTGGCTGTTGGTAGTTGTCGGAGCAATTATTGATGAAATGTTATTGTATGCGTCCACAACGATCGGATGGAAGTCGCCGGTAGCATTCCTGATTGCATGTGTAGTAGCAATGTGGTTAATCTGTAATGAGATTATTTCAATTTTGGAAAACATTCAGGACATGGGTGTGAAGATTCCGGCGTTCTTACAGCCATTGGTTAAGCACATCCGATCACAAGTAGAGGAACAGATTAATACAGAAAAAATAGAAGAAAAAGATTCGGAGGGCGAATAATCGTCCTCTTATTTAATAGATGAAAGGAGAACTCATTATGGGATGGACAGAATATGAGAAGAAATTAAAGGAATGGTATGGATATAGAGAAGCGAAGAACCAAGATGATATTATCATTGACATTTACAATTCGCAGCGTCCTGCCGGTTCTTACAAAATGACACATACAGACCCTTGGTGCCATGCAACAGTGTCAGCAGCAGCTTACGCTTCTGGAAATGCCGGTAAGGTACCAAATACCTGTTATTGTCCGACAGGTATCAATATTTTCAAACAGTGGGGCAAATGGGTAGGACGTTACACTAATGCGTACAATCCACAGGTCGGATACATCATTTATTATGACTGGAATAAAGATCTGATTTCCGACCATGTTGGAACCATTATTGCACGAAACGGAAATATTTTGACAGTTAGAGAGGGAAATCGAAATGATATGCTCTGCGACCGTCAGATTAACGTAAATTCACCATTGATTATTGGATATGGCATTCCGAACTGGGGTGGAGCAACAAAAGCACCTGTAGCGACAGTTCCGACACAGGAGGAAACTAAACGTACATGGTTACAGATTGGAGATGCCGGAGCAGAAGTCAAGGATGTACAGAATAAGCTTATTGCTATAGGTTATTCATTACCTTCCGGTGCAGACGGGAAATACGGAAAAGAAACCTATACGGCTGTTAAGAAGTTCCAGCATAATGTAAACATCAAAGAGGATGGTCTGGCCGGTGAAGTAACACGTGCAAAATTGAACAATGCTTACAACACACGATCAGCTGCGAAAGCAAATAATTCATGGGTTGCTAGATTGCAGGCTGCCTGCAATGCACAGGGATTCTCAAATCAGAGAGTTGATGGAATTGCCGGGCCGAATACATTAGCTGGCTGCCCGACATTAGGAACTGCTTCAAAAGGTTCTATCACAAAGCTTGCACAGGAACGTCTCAATGCACTTGGCTACAATTGCGGATCCGCAGACGGCAAAAACGGGCCGAAAACTCAAAAAGGAATTAAAGCATTCCAGAAAGCAAAAGGTCTTCCAGCGAACGGAATCGTCGATAAAAAGACGTGGAAAGCGTTACTCGGGCTGTAAGATTTAACAATAAAATACTTTAGTCTATTATATAATCCTTGTAAAATATAATTACAAGGATGTGATCTTATGGAAGAATTCGCAAAGAAGATAAGAAAATTAAGAATGAGTAGAAACATGTCTCAAAAAGATCTCGCAGATCTGCTTAACGTTGACCGAACTACGGTTGCTGGATGGGAGACAAAAGATCGTATGCCAGATGTGTTTCTGCTTATCAGAATAGCAGATATATTTGATACAACCTTGGATGAATTGGTAGGGAGAGAATAAAAGCATTGAAAAATGTCCTATACTAAAGTATAATATTATAACATTATTGTTGTGAAAGGACATTGAAAAATGCTTAATAATTCAAATGAAGAATTCGAAAAAAAGTTAGAACAAATTGACATAAACAAAGAACCACCGGCGGATGATACCGAAAGACAGTATTATTTTATCAAAAAAGCAAGAAAATATGTAAAGGAAGAGTCTGAAAAATTGGGACGTCCCCTTTTCTTTGCTACCGTGACCTTTGGTTGTCAGATGAACGCGAGAGACTCTGAAAAGCTTTGCGGAATCCTGGAAAAAATCGGTTACGTAGAAGCTGCGGAAGATGAGGCTGATTTTATCATCTTTAATACCTGTACAGTAAGAGAAAATGCCAATATGCGTGTCTACGGACGACTTGGCCAGTTAAAACCAAGAAAAAAGAAAAATCCTCATATGATGATCGGTCTTTGCGGATGCATGATGCAGGAACCGGAAGTCGTAGAAAAGTTAAAGACGAGTTATCGCTATGTAGATATTATTTTTGGAACGCATAATATTTTTAAATTTGCCGAACTCATCGTCACACGTTTCGAATCGCAGCGTATGGTGATCGATATCTGGAAAGATACCGATAAAATTGTTGAAAACCTTCCGAATGACCGTAAATTCTCCTTCAAATCCGGAGTAAATATCATGTTTGGATGTAATAACTTCTGCAGTTACTGTATCGTACCATATGTACGTGGAAGAGAAAGAAGCCGTGATCCTGAGGCGATCATATCCGAAATCCGCCAGCTTGTTGCAGATGGTGTTGTTGAGGTTATGCTGCTCGGCCAAAATGTCAATTCTTATGGTAAGAATCTGGAACATCCGATTACATTTGCCCAGCTTCTTGAAAGAATTGAACAGATCGAAGGACTGGAACGCATTCGCTTTATGACGTCTCATCCAAAGGATCTATCCGATGAACTGATCGAAGTCATGGGCAAATCCAAAAAGATCTGCAAACATCTGCATTTACCGGTACAATCCGGAAGCAGCAAGATTCTGAAGAAGATGAATCGTCATTATACAAAAGAACAGTATCTGGAACTGGTAGAAAAGATCAGAAGATCAGTACCGGATATTTCTCTTACTACCGATATCATTGTTGGTTTCCCTGGTGAGACAGAAGAAGATTTTGAAGAGACAATGGATATCGTAAGAAAAGTCCGCTATGACAGTGCATTTACTTTTATCTATTCAAAACGTACCGGAACACCGGCTGCAGTTATGGAAGATCAGGTGCCTGAAGATGTGGTCAAAAATCGTTTTGGCAGATTATTAAAAGAAGTTCATTCCATCGCATCAGAAGTATGCTCTGTTCATGAAGGAACTGTTCAGACAGCATTGATCGAATCAGTCAGTGAACACGATCCATCCATGGTGACCGGACGTTTAAGCAACAATCTACTGGTACATATCAAGGGAGATAAAGGAATGATCGGACGTCTGGCAGATGTCAGACTGACTGAATGCAAAGGTTTCTATTATCTGGGAGAACTGGCAGAATAAATGTATTATAATTAACCATAAAAGCGCTCAAACTATGTAGTATCAACAAGATAGTGAGGGCGTTTTTATATGAAAAAAATCAGTGAGTATTTATTTTTATGGGGTATCGGAGGATGGATCTACTATTCGCTGGAAATCATCTTCCGTGGATTTTCACATTGGTCCATGTTTGTACTGGGCGGAATCTGTATGATGTTTTTCACGTACCAGGGAGAACTGGTACACTGGCAGGATGATTTTCTAAGACAGGTGCTGCGGTGCAGTATCTTTGTAACAGCAATGGAATTTATCACAGGTATCATTGTAAATAAATGGTTTGCACTTCATGTATGGGATTACAGCTGTCTGCCATTTCAGTTATTCGGGCAGATTTGTCTGCCGTTTATGATATTGTTTGCCTGTCTTTGTGCTGTTGGGATCTATCTGAGTGCCAATATTCTGCATTTGTTATATGGAGAAGACAAACCACAGTTTGTGAGAAAAACTATCCTTTTAAATTCAAAATATAAATGCTATAATGAAATGTAAAAATAAAATGACAAGAGGAGAAGAAAAGTGGCAGAATTAACACCAATGATGCAGCAGTATATGCAGACGAAAAAAGAATATCCGGACTGCATCCTCTTTTATAGATTGGGAGACTTTTATGAGATGTTCTTTGATGATGCACTGACCGCATCCAAAGAACTGGAGATTACATTAACCGGAAAAAACTGTGGGCTCGAAGAACGCGCACCGATGTGTGGTGTGCCATATCATGCAGTAGACGGATACCTGAACCGACTGGTATCCAAAGGTTATAAAGTAGCAATCTGCGAACAAATGGAAGATCCGGCAACTGCAAAGGGACTGGTTAAAAGAGATGTTGTAAGAATCGTAACACCCGGAACCAACCTGGATACTCAGGCATTAGATGAGACAAAGAATAATTATATTATGTGTATCGCCTATGCATCAGATCATTACGGCGTATCAGTTGCCGATGTATCAACCGGCGAATACATGGTAACCGAGATCGAAAATTCAGAAAAATTATTTGATGAGATCTACAAATTCATGCCTTCAGAACTGATCTGCAATGAAGCGTTCTATATGAGCGGAATGGATTTTGAATTATTGAAAGAAAAACTTGGAATTACCGTATATTCCCTGGATTCCTGGTATTTTGATGATGCAATCTGTGAACGGATATTAAAGGAGCATTTCCATGCAGGGACAATTGAAGGATTGGGACTTGCCGACTATGACTGTGGCGTGATCGCAGCCGGCGCACTCATGCAGTATCTGGTAGAGACACAGAAAAGAGATTTATCACACATTTCTCATCTGACAATCTACGCAGCCGGAAAATATATGCTTCTGGATAGCTCGACGAGACGTAATCTGGAGTTGTGTGAAACACTGCGCGACAAGCAAAAACGTGGTTCCCTTCTCTGGGTACTGGATAAGACAAAGACCGCAATGGGCGCAAGAACATTACGCAAATACATTGAACAGCCGTTAATTGACAAAAATGCAATTGAAAAACGACTGGATGCCGTAGATGAACTGATGAAAAATGCGATTTCCAGAGAGGAGATCAGAGAATATCTTTCACCGGTTTACGATCTCGAACGGCTGGTATGCAAAATCACATATCAATCTGCCAATCCAAGAGATCTGATCGCATTCCAGACTTCACTTGCCATGCTTCCACATATTAAGTGTATCTTAAGTGACATGCAGACACCGCTTTTAAAGGAACTGTATGAAGAGCTGGATACATTGGAAGATCTGTGCAAGCTGGTTAGTGATTCTATCAGGGAGGATCCACCGATCGCCATGAAAGAAGGCGGTATCATAAAAGATGGATACAATGCAGAAGTCGACAAACTCCGCAATGCCAAATCCGACGGGAAGGACTGGCTTGCCAAACTGGAAGCAGATGAGCGGGAAAAGACAGGAATCAAGAATCTGCGTATCAAATACAACAAAGTATTTGGCTATTATCTGGAAGTTACCAATTCTTTTAAAGATCTGGTACCGGATTATTATACAAGAAAGCAGACTCTTGCCAATGCAGAGCGTTATATCATTCCAGAATTAAAAGAACTGGAAGACACGATTCTTGGTGCGGAAGATAAACTGTACGCACTGGAATACCAGCTTTATTCTGAAGTCAGAGATACGATTGGAAAAGAGGTCGTACGTATTCAGAAGACAGCCAAAGCTATTGCAAAATTAGATGCATTTGCCTCACTTGCACTGGTTGCGGAGCAGAATAATTACGTCAGACCGAAGATGAACGATAAAGGGCTGATCGACATCAAAGACGGAAGACATCCAGTAGTAGAAAAGATGATTTCCAATGACATGTTTATTTGTAACGATACATATCTGAATGATAAAAAGGATCGTATTTCCATTATCACAGGGCCAAATATGGCCGGTAAATCAACCTACATGAGACAGACTGCGCTGATCGTCCTGATGGCGCAGATTGGTTCATTTGTTCCGGCTTCATCCGCTAACATCGGTGTGGTTGACCGCATCTTTACACGAGTGGGTGCATCAGATGACCTTGCAAGCGGCCAGAGTACTTTCATGGTCGAGATGACGGAAGTTGCTAATATTCTCCGTAATGCGACAAGTAAGAGTCTTCTGATCCTTGATGAGATCGGCCGCGGAACCAGTACTTTTGACGGTTTAAGCATTGCCTGGGCAGTGATCGAGTATATCAGCAACAGCAAATTGCTTGGGGCAAAGACGTTATTTGCAACACATTATCATGAACTGACTGAGCTTGAAGGAAAAATTGAAAATGTCAATAATTACTGCATTGCCGTAAAAGAAAAAGGTGATGATATCATTTTCCTGCGTAAGATAGTAAAAGGTGGTGCTGATAAGAGCTACGGAATTCAGGTCGCAAGACTTGCCGGAGTTCCGCAGTCAGTTACGGACAGGGCGAAAGAAATCGTAGAAGAACTGGTGCAGGCAGATGTAACCGGACGTATCAAGGACATTGAAGTGCAGGGACAGGAATCTTCCAAACAAAAAACAAAGCATTTTGATGAGGTAGATCTTGCCCAGATGTCATTATTTGATACCGTAAAAGACGACGACGTAATTAAGGAGATTAAGGATCTGGATCTAGCCAATCTGACTCCGATCGACGCATTAAATACATTATATCAGCTTCAGAACAAGCTGAAAAACAGGTGGTAAACGATGAGTAAAATTCAGGTGTTAGACCCGATTACAATTGATAAGATAGCAGCAGGAGAGGTCATTGAAAGACCTGCTTCTGTTGTAAAAGAACTGGTAGAAAATGCCATCGACGCAGGTGCTACGGCAATTGTGGTAGAGATAAAAGAGGGCGGGATTTCCTTTATGCGCATTACAGATAACGGATGCGGGATTGAACGGGATGACGTCCGTTCTGCATTCTTACGGCATTCAACGAGTAAAATCCGTTCTGTAGATGATCTGGTCCATATCGGTTCACTGGGCTTTCGCGGTGAAGCGTTATCCAGCATCTCTGCAGTTGCACAGGTAGAACTGATTACCAAGACCAGGGACCAGACCTTCGGAACTTTATATCGTATCGCAGGCGGCAAAGAGGAAGACCTTGAAGATACCGGAGCACCGGACGGAACGACATTTATTATAAGGCAGTTGTTCTATAATACTCCGGCCAGAAGAAAATTTTTAAAGACACCTATGACTGAAGCAAGTCATGTAGGAGATCTGATGACAAGACTTGCACTTTCGCATCCACACATTTCTTTTCAGTTTATCAACAACGGACAGTCGAAATTGCATACATCCGGCAACGGCAAACTCAAAGATGTGATCTACCATATCTATGGACGTGATATCGCAGCAAATCTTCTAAAAGCAGAATACGATGCGAAAGGCCTGAAAGTCACAGGATTTCTCGGGAAACCAATCATTTCCAGAGGAAACCGTAATTTTGAAAATTATTATGTCAATGGAAGATATGCCAAGAATAATATCATTTCCAGAGCCATTGAAGACGCATATAAAGATTTTACCATGCAGCACAAGTATCCGTTCGTAGTACTGCATATCGAGATTGACGGTGAACATGTAGACGTCAATGTACATCCAACTAAAATGGAACTGCGTTTTAATAACCAGCAGGAAGTATATAATGCCATCTACTCAGCGGTTGATCAGGGTCTTCACGAGAAAGAACTGATCCCGCATGTGGAGATGCCGGAACCAAAGCCGGTTGTTTCCAATACACCGGCATATGCGCCGAAACCAAAGACTGGATCTGTTTCTCAGACTCCGGCGGCGGTCCAGACAGGAGCAACATCAGGAATGACTGGTGGTGTAACATCCGCATCGATGCCGCAACGGAAAAAAGCAATTGTGCCGCCTCCGCAGGAGCGTGATCTGGAATACTTCATGTCCAGGATGAAAGAACGGGTTCTGGCAGAGCATGAAGAGAAGAAGAGAAAAGAAAAGATTGCAACAAAGCAAGCAGTACATACGACAGAAAATATAGCAGAAAATATTTCGGTAAAAGAAAGCCCGTCGTTTTCTTCTGCTTCAACACCTTCAAACGTAGCAGAAGAAAAAACACCTTACATGCAGAATGCATCCAGCAAATCAAAAATAACAATGTCGACGAATACAGACGAAACAACTAAACCAGAACCGTCTCTTACGGAAACACCGAAACAGATGGAACTTTTTGAAGATCATCTGCTTACAAGAGAGGCCATGCAGAAATATAAAGTCGTTGGTCAGGTATTTGAAACCTACTGGCTGGTAGAATATGATAACAGCCTGTACATCATCGACCAGCATGCGGCGCACGAACGTGTTCTGTATGAAAAGACTTTAAAATCCATGAAAACCCGGGAATTCACCTCACAGATGATCAGCCCTCCGATCGTACTGAACTTAAGCATGCAGGAAGCAGAGCTTCTGAACACCTACATGGATCAATTTACAAGGATTGGATTCGAGATTGAGGAGTTTGGTCAGGATTCTTATGCCGTCCGCGCCGTACCAGATAATCTGTTCAGTATTGCAAAGAAAGAACTGCTGATCCAGATGTTGGACAGTCTTTCGGATGAAATTACCAGAAATCAGTCTCCGGATCTCATCGACGAAAAGATTGCTTCGATGTCATGCAAAGCTGCCGTAAAGGGCAACATGAAACTGTCGGTGCAGGAAGTAGATGCGCTGATCGGTGAACTGCTATCACTGGACAACCCGTATCACTGCCCACACGGAAGACCTACCATTATCGCAATGACAAAACGAGAACTGGAAAAGAAATTCAAGAGGATTGTATAAAATGAAGAAGAAACCATTAGTAGTACTAACAGGGCCTACGGCCGTTGGCAAAACAAAAGCCTCCATTGGACTTGCAAAAGCCATCGGAGGAGAAATCATTTCTGCTGACTCCATGCAGGTGTATGAATATATGGATATCGGTTCCGCGAAGATACGTCCAGAAGAGATGCAGGGGATTCCTCATTATCTGGTAGACGAATTAAAGCCATGGGACGAATTCCATGTAGTCCGTTTCCAGCAGATGGCAAAAAAAGCTATGGAACAAATCTACGCTAACGGTCACATTCCAATCATTGTAGGAGGGACCGGATTCTATATCCAGGCATTACTATATGACATTGATTTTACCAGTACTTCACAGGATGACAATTATCGTCAAGACCTGGAAAATCTGGCAAAAGAAAAAGGGGCGGAATATCTGCACAATATGTTACGCGAAATTGATCCAAAGTCCGCTGAAGATATTCATGCCAATAATATAAAACGTGTGATCCGTGCGCTTGAATATTATCATCAGACCGGTCAGAAAATGTCCAGACACAATGAAGAAGAGCGTCAGAAAGAGTCTCCGTATGAATTTGTTTATTTTGTTCTCAACGCACCAAGGGAACAGCTTTATCAGAGAATTGACCGACGTGTGGATCAGATGATGAGCGAAGGGCTTGTTGAAGAAGTAAAACGGCTGAAAGAGATGGGCTGTACCAAAGAGATGGTTTCAATGCAGGGATTAGGATACAAAGAAATACTGGCATATCTGGACGGAGAGTATGCTCTTGACGAAGCAGTATATACAATCAAACGCGATACCCGGCATTTCGCCAAGAGACAGCTTACCTGGTTCCGGCGTGAGCGGCAGGTCACATGGATCCAAAAAGAAAAATATGATTATGACGAAGAAAAAATCTTAGAAGCAATGATTTCACATCTGGAGGGAAAAATATGCTAA